CACTACGAAGTTCTACTTGGATTTCCGGGATGTTAATGTTAGTTGCACCGCCTGAGGTATCTTCAAAATCACCACGACCTGTAGCAGTCGGTTGAACTTGGTATGTTACTGATACTGGAACACCAGCGGCAGTAGCAGAAATTGAACCTGATACTAGGAATGTGATAGTTTCGTTAGTACCGTTGTATGAAGTAAATTGCGAGAATTGTCCTGCGATTACGGCAGCGGTAGAACCACTAATAATAAATGCTCTTACACCTCTAACATCTGGATTGGTAAATGATGCGGTAGATACGGTAACTGTTTTAAAGTGACCGGCTGCTAAAGATGCACTAAATGCAGCTTGGAATTTAGTATCATAGTTAAATGCCGCTACATCACCGTATGCTACTGCTACTACAGATGCAGATGTCGCAGCTGGGGTAAATGAACCTGAAGCTGTAATTGCTCCGGTTACTTGGTCATTGATTGAATAACCAAAACGTCCTGCACCATAAAGACCTTGAGATGGGTCAGTAGTATCATTTGTAATACCGAATACTGAATCTCTTTGGTATCCCGGTTTAGTCGGGTCATTGCTAGTAGTAGAGTTATTAAATCCAGCTACACCAGTACCATATTTGAAATCCAAATAAAATACTAGACCTGAAGGTAAATTCATTGGCTGAACTGATACAAAGTCTTTTGCTGCAATTTCAGCAAAAATACGACGTACCAATGGAAGAGCTACGCCTGCCCATTGTTCAGAGTTTGCACCCGTACCTGTTGAGTTAGTAGATTCTTGTACCAATTGTTTTGCTTGATTTTCAAGCATGATTGCCATACCATGACGATCGTAGTCAGCACTAATGCCTTCTAATAGACCCGTTTTTCCCCATTTATTTACGAGATTCTTGGTCTCGGTTAACTGCTGACGGTATGATGAGTCAGTGTTAGTAAGGATAGATTGAATAGGTTTCATTTTTTTAAAATTTGTTTTTGTTTGTTAATTAAATAAGTCCTGCTAATTTTTTGAATCGAGCGGCTAATTCATTTCCTTCTGTTAATACTGTTTCTGCTTTTGGTTTTGTAGAAGCAACTGGTTTGCTAGCAAATGATTCTTTCACCATTTTTTTAGCCGGCATTCTAAATGATTCTGCTAAAGTAGAAAACACTAATTTAACTTCGCGTAATGAAACTGCTCTGTCAAAGTTTTCAATAACCTTCATTTTTTGATTTTCATTCAAATCATATGACTTGAACAATTTGTTAGAGTAAAGAAGTTTTGCGTTCAATAAATTTACTTCATTGATTTTGTCTTTCAAGAAACGAATTACATTGTAAGCTTCTTCCAATTCTTCTTCCTTTGAATGGTCTTCAACGGGAGCTTCCTCTTCTTCTTCTCTCAACGATTTGATAACTTCGTCTAAGTCGATTTCTTCGTCATCTGCCATTTCATCGCCTTCTGACATTTCATCTTCGTCATCTTCCATTTCAAATAGATCGATGTCGTCGAATTCGGCTGAATCCATTGCTTCTTTAGAAGGTGCTTTGTTTGGTGCTGCGCCAATATCAGAAGAATCCAATTCTTCTTCAATTTCTTCATCATCACCCATTCCTTCTAATTCACGAATAATTTCGTCTAAATCAACTTCTTCAGAACTTTCGAATTCTTCCTCAGTGTCTTCGGTTTCTTCTCCGCTGTCTTCCATTTCTGGTTCAACAGGTTCTGATACGGTTGTATCCACTTCTTCATCGTCAACTACATCATCTTCCATATCATCTTCTTCTTGAAGCTGAGATGAAATGATTGATTGCAATCTCGGAGTAAAAGCTTCTTCCAATGCTAATTTAGCATTTGCTAGTGCAGTCTCGCGTACTGTTTTAGCATCGGCAATTGCCTCTTTTAATAAATCTTTCATTTTCCTTAAATTGATTTTTGGAACTATAGTTATTAGGAACTATAAACGTATAAATATATTGTTAACCTAACATTTGGAGAGAGTGTCTTTCGTTAGGTATTACAAGAATAAATATGGTTCAAAATCTGCTGGATGGTTCTTTTGTAAAACTTTTTTATATAAACATGAAAATGCCTCAAATTTCTTCGAGGCATTATAGAGTTATATTGGTAAATTAAATTCACCTTCATCATCTTCAAACTTTTCATTCATATTTTCTGCCTCTTTAACATTCATTACGCCCTTACTTAGTTTTATATATTGGTCATTATGTAATAGCATAGTAACTTTCGTTTCGTTTTTATTGAATCTTAATAATTCTTGTTCATTACCGACATCCATTTGTTTGCCGTATTTTAATATAAATTTCGGATCTAATAAAAAACTATTATCTACAGGAGTTGCTAATATAACACCGCTGTCTGCGAATTCACTTGCGATATACGGAGTCGCCGTCCAGCTCTGCACGGGTTTATGTGGTTTATACGTAAACAAACTTTTCTTCGGGCCTACATACTGATGATATTGCGTACCTGCGATTTTAATTTGTTTCCAATCAATTTTAGATGTAGCTTGGATAAAGGACTTTAAGGATTTTGCCGACATTTCCCGTAGTCCTCGATATGCTAATTTATACTGCGGATTTACTGCTATACCAGGCACTTTACCTTTTAATCCAATAAATAATGGGTATGAAGCTAAAATTTCTTTATATGATTCTCGAGTTGCTTCTTGAGTCCAATCTGCCATTACGTAATCTACGTATGCTTGTACTATTCTTGCAAAAGCCTCACTACTTAATATCGCCGGATCAGCCGTATTAACAATATTATGATATTTAGCTCGTAGGTCTTTCTCCCATCCGTTACCTTTGGCGTAATCACTTACTAATTCTTTATATATTTTTAATGCCGTAGGATTGGATAACCATGATTTAACAGTACCGGCCTTTATTGCATTTATATAATGTACATTTAGTCGACCACTAAAGGTATCGTCTATATCAGTATTATCGGAAGAACGTTTATATTCATTAAACTTCCATGCAGTTATATTCATGAACTCGTCTACCGGTACAGTTTTACGAATTTCGTGCCTTATAATATACGAAACTTCCAATTTATTACTCGTTTTATTTTTCTTTAAGTCTACATATATCCAACCGACATTACCTATATGACCCAACCATGTACGAAGTATATCAAATTTATAGTCGTATGCCTTAGCTCGAGACTTTAAATCTTCCTTATCTAATTTTATAAAATTTGCTGATGCTGCATTCGCATCTAACGTAGATAGTACCGTTTTAATACTTAAAGGTTTAGCTTCAGTCAATATTTTTTTAACTTCTTCTTTAATAAGAGTTTTGAATTGTGATAGTTTCAATGTTTATTTGAATATTTTATTTAAAAATGATTTTACTTCACCTGCTTTAATTTGTGCAAGTGCAGCTTCAAGACTACCAATACTAAAATCTCCAGTAGCATACGCAACATCCTTAGACATAAGTGCTTTTTTAAATGCTCCGATACCTTGCACGCCTGAATATACTGCCAGACCCGCTATAATAGTATAGTATAACATTTCTGTGGCTTTGTTTTTATCTGTATCCTTAACAATTTTTGCGGCGTTAAATATACCGGCAGTTTCCAATAGAAATTTCAATACTTTTATATAACCTTTATGCCATTTATGTGAAAACTCTATTACAGTTTTGGCTATTTCACCCTCATTATCAGTAGGCTGTGTACCCTTTTTAAAATAACTATTTAATTTGGTTGCAATTTTTGAAAATACTTTTGTCAGTAATTCTAATATTTTAGGTGCTGCCAATACTAGACTTGCTATACTAACAGGATCTAATGCTTCGTTTATCTCCGGTAAGTTTTCTACGGGCTCTATTGTTTTCGCTCCTGCTGATAATTGTGCTAACGCAGTACCCATCTCTTTTTCTAGGTCAGATACAACGTCTTCAGTTTCGAATTCGTATATTACTTGACGTGCAATTTCAGAAAGTGAAATGTTATTTTTCATTTTTAGCTGCGTAATTTTTATCTACCCAATTAAAAAAGTCTTGTTTCTTTTTTTCATCTTTGAAATCTGCCGGAGATTTTACGTTAAACTTTTTCATAGCATCAGCAAAGAACTTTTGATAGTCAGCACCTTCTGTAACTGCTGGGTTGATATTGTAGTATCTATTTAATCCGGTACCAATATCTTCATAGCAAGCTTCTAATCTTTGTTGAAGTTCAGCAATTTGTTTAGCAGTCTTTTCAAATGTTTTATATGACTCACCCAATTGCTTCATATGTCGTTGTACAGTTACTCTATCAAACCAATCTTCGGTTTCAGTAACTGTTACTTGTGATGCAGAATCAACAATGTATTTAATTTGCTCGGTAATGTCTTGCAATGACTGTTCTCTATATATTGAATCGCTTAGTCTAGAAAAGTTCGCTATCGTTTCCATGAACTTTTTCTTGTCTTCAAATGACAATTTAGGCGCTTCTTGTTTAGTCGGTTCCCATGCTTCTTTAGCGAGTTTTCCTAAACTAATAGGTTTCGGTGTAACGACGCCCCATTTGCCGATGGCTTCTTTTAACGATTTCTTTTTCATATTACTTTTGTTTTTTCGCACGCTTTTGGTTAGCGATTTTAGACTCATTAACCATATTTTGTACCATTTCACGAATTATATTACGTAATTCTTGGATTTGTACGGATTCTTTTTTCACGTCTTTTTTTACTTCTTTTTTCTTTTCAGGAAGGCCTTTATGCTTTGTACCTGCAAATTTATCTATTTCTTTTGTTGACATAGATTTTGCAATGTCTTTTACATTTTTAGATACTTCACCGGCTTTTACGTCTCCGGCTTTTACGGCTTTCACAAGGCCGAATAATTTTTGCTGTGATTTTGAAACTGATGGCATGGTTTATATATTTAAAGGTCTGATAATATGTCTGTGATAATAGAATTTATTGAAGCATATTTGTTAACCGGCACAAGTCCTTTGTTTACTGACTCATTCACCGGTTTAAGAAATGCTCCGTGAGTTGATGGATTTGAAACAAAATCAAAAGCAATCAAATCAAAGTCTTCTTGTACTTCAACTTTTCCTTCGCCTAATTCTCTAACCGAACCCATACCTCTAGAAGATATACCTAAAGTAATACCTGCTTTAAACAATTCACGTAATATGTTACCTGCAGGTGTTGTCAGTACTTCTACCGTACCTACTAAATCATTACCGTCCCAATGCATCTCCGTAATATTATGCGATACATTATTCAAGTTAACGACTGCTGAATCTGGATGATCTAATTCTCCCAAAGCTCTACGCTGACGTATATTAACTTCGTTGTATTTGTTAGCTTCACGTTCTAGTATCGGTTTAGGATATACTCTACCGTTTTGATTTTTTGCTTCCGCACGTTGTAATACACCTTTCACTATTAATTTACCGCCATTTTGTGCCATGGTCTCGGTTAATTGTTGCGGCGTAAATTGAAATGGTATAAAATCTACTAATAGTTGTTTCATATTATGCGTTTAGTTCTTTTAAATTTTTAGCAATACGTATCAATCTTTCTGATATTTTGTACATTTTTTCGTTGGTCGATTTCCAAAACTCGGAATTACCTAATTTCATCTCATTTTTAAGTCTAAGATTTTGATTGATAATTTTTTCAATTTGATACATTTTTTTATTTACCTCATGTATTGCTTGATTCACTTTTTGTTTTGATGATATTGAAGTGTCATTTTTATAATCTTTATAAGACACCTCTTGTAAATGCAATTTTTTTGATATTTGCATAAACTTTGACTCTGCAGCCATCACATTTTTATTAGCCTTTTTAACTTTTTTGTATCCTAGCATATTTACCGTAGCATCAGTCGCTTTTCCAAAAGCATATGGAGTTTGATATCCAGGTACTCCGGCAGTCGTTGAAATTTCATCTAATTCAGCATCAATACCTTCAGCATCTAAAATGTCTTTAGGTAATTGTTCGGCTTCCGATAAAGGTATTTTAGACATCATTTCGTTTAAATAGCTTTTTTTCATAAAATAATAATTAAGATATTACGTATAATGCACCGGCAGAAAGACTTGCAGAAGCAATAGTAAATGGATATAAAATACCTGCAGTAAGTCCGTTAGGATTAATCGTACCACCAGCTGCTAAATGCAATGTACCTGCGGCGGAGCCTGATACAATTATACCGCTGTTCAATACTCCGTATACACTAGCAGTGTATGGTGTTGAAGCGTTTACTAATATTGCCGTATCACCGGGTGTGATAGATATGGCTCTGTTTTGATTTGAATATTGATTGGAGTATCCGTATCCAGGGTCTATTGTTGACATATTATACTTTTTTAAGTTCTTTCACTAGTTCATAATAACGTAACATTGAAACGATTTGTTTGTCTTTAATAGTCTTGGAATTTTTAATATTGTCCAATAAAGATACGGTTTCTTTCAATTTAATTTTTGTAACTTGGTCTGTAATTGTATTCACATACTTTTGCAAAATTCCGCGTAATTTAGGTATCTCAGAATCAACGTATGATTTCAATACTACCGTATTATTTACATTATTGATATACTCGCGTAATAGTTTTTTCTGTGAAGTGTTTAAATTGGTATACTTTTTATTGAAATTGTCTACTAGCATTTTGTAAGATAATAGTCGAATATCTTTGTCTTGACTAGTAAATTCATTCAATGATTGTACCTCAGCTTTGGCGGTATTAGGCGTTTTCACGTATTCTACCAATGTATGTCGTGTACGTAGTATATCCGAAGGATTGTCAGCCAATTGATATTCAAACAATTTGTATGTAGAAGCTAGTTCTTTATAATTGTTGATATTGGACTTGAAAAATTCTTCAATAGAATAATTTTTTTGAATATCGCGTATTAAGTTGTACTTTTCTTTGTTTAACAATTGTCTGTTTAATTGTTTTTGCGTTGCGACGACCGCTTCAATTAATTGATTAGCCTTATCCTCAGTACTAAATTTTTCATTCATTACTGTCTGATACAATGCTAATTCTTTATGCAACTCAGTACGTTTATTGAAATATTTTTTAATCAAATCAATTGATTTTGATTGTCTGTTGTTTAATGTATCAGCAGCTATCTGACGCACCAACATTTCAAATAAAATACCTGTATTTTTAAATTTTGAATGTTTCAGTTTTTTCATGGTGTTACTATAGATTAGTACAATTTATATATAAATATGTATCATTTTACAAATCATCGGAAATTATTTGATTTTCATCTAAAATTGATCCTGATTGATTTGTTTCTGATAAAATACCGCTAGACGTTTTACGTTTTAAACTGTCTAACCCGTATGTGGTTTTCATATTATTTACATTTTCAGTTCTAGAACGTGTCATCTTTTCACGGGCTTCCTTACCTATCGGGTCTCTACCGGATACGTATCTATTTGTACCGTACTTAACTGATTCACGCGGTCTACCTGCACCTGGCCATCCGCCTACAGGTACTTTAGGTGTTTTTCTTTTTTTATCAACGCCCTCTTCAGTAGTAGTTTCAGCTTCTTTAGATTCATCGCCACCACCAAATGGGTTATCTGATTCTTCGGATTCTTCAGATTCCTCAGATTCTTCCGACTCGTCTTTACCTACAGGATTAGCAGGGTCAGAACCGGTTTCCGTTATCTGCGTTTTTCTATAAGTTTGTTTTGCGTCTTCAATAATTGCATCCTGTAATGCAGCAATTTCATCATCACTAAAATTAAACACGTTTTTATACACCCATTCCAATGACATTATTTGACCGTCTTTTATAGATTTAGCCAAATCTACTTTTGAATTCCAAAGTGTTATTTTCTCCTGTTCATATATTGTAGAAGGCGATGTCATTTGAATTTCAAAATTCATCAAATCAGCACCATCAAAACCTTGCGTATATAAGTGTACAATAGCAATTTTAGTTAATTCGGATATTACAATTCTTTGAATACGTTCAATAGTACGTGCAAATCGAACGTCTTCAGAAGCTAATACTGCCTTACCTGATATGCCTTCTTCGTATCCTAAAAATGCTTTTGGTATTTTGAGTCCCGCCATCATTCTGTTACGTAGGTATTCAATATCATCAATACCATTCCAATCCATACCACCTAGGGTATCTATTTGTGTTGATGTTTGTTGTCCACGTTGTGGAAGATAAAAATCCTCCAACATATTCTGTAAATTAAACTTCAAATTGTAATCACCCGTTTTTTCATCAATAAACGGTACCTTTTTCATTTGATTGATAATTTTTTGCATGTAACCATCAACCTCATTAGGCGGGATATTACCTATATCAATTTTAAATACACGTTTTTCAGGAGCTCGCATAATACGATGTATCATCATAGCATCTTCCATAAGTGTAAGTTGTTTCCACACTTTACGTGCACCTTCTAACATTGATTTACCGTATGGTAAAAAATTGGAATCTGTTATTAATCTAAAATGTGCTACTTCGTAATTGTCGTACTTAGTATTTTTATGATTGAAATTGGTAAATTGTACTAGATACGGATTTCTAGGGTCTACACCTTCTTCACGAATCATCTCGTATGAACTCATAGGAGTAACGTTTACAATACCAATTTCCTCATCAATGTCTAGCTTTAAATAGAAATCACCGTATTTACACATACTTCTAACCCACGGCCATAAATTGAAGTCTACATTTAAAATATCAAAAAACAAATTATCTAGAATCTTTTTGATTCTTTCATCATTACTTTTTATTTTTAAAATGTCACCGTATTCGTCTTTAAGTACAGTTTCATCTGCATATATGTCTAATGCACTATTGATAATGGAATCTTGGTCCATTACCTCGTAGTCCGTATATAATTCTGTTTTAGAACTATAGTAATTGTAATTGTTATTGAATGTTGATAATTGTGACTTAACACCGTGCAATCTAGTAAATCTATCTATGTATCTAGATACGTTTAAATTACCTGATGATTGTAGTGCATCATTATCGACTATTTTAATTTGGTCTTTACCGACTCTTCGAACGATTACATTGTTTGAAAATAGTCGTTTTAAACGACCATATACTGATTTATCTGCCATATTTATTTTTTACTAATATAATATAAATATATAATGTTTACAATAGCCATGTTAAATCTTCTTTACTACCGTGTCCGGTATCCATATTCCAACCTGCTTGTGTTTGGTTAGTTGACTTGTATACCACAGGATTGGATTTTGATATGTAACTTAAAGTTCTTTTTGTTAAATCCAATCCTTGCTGTTTCAATCTAAATGCAGTATCACGTACCCATAATCCAATACAAAAACTCATTACTAAATCGTCATTGTATCCTGACTGTGCCTCCGGTCTTTCGTTTTTCCATATAAATACTCGAAGTTCTTCTATTAATCGTTTGCTTCTAATAGTAACTGCCTGTTCACGCATTATAGTGTCCAATTTGGATATCAATAATGGTCTAGTTCTACCGGTAGTGGTAAATCCTGGTACCATACTATTTTTATCACGTAAATCATAACCTTTAGCTACTTGCGATTGTATGTCTACAACTGATAAATCACGTGCTGAATAAAATAAATTGCCGTATTCGTGTTCAATAATTGTTTGTATTGTAGACCAACCAATGTTTGCATTTTCGACTATTAATAATGCATTGTTATATTCAGTCGCGATTGCTACAAGCATGTGTCCAAATTCCTTTGTACCGATTTGGCCTTTATATTCGGCAACTTGTACTAATGTTTCAACATCAAAAATATGAAATGCTGAATAATCCTTTCCATCGCCTCTGGCAACGTCTGCACTTATTACATATTGTTTACTGTAATCTGCATATTCCCATATCCATAAATTACCATCGAATCCACGTTTTTCTACGGGTTCTTTTACTGTAGTTTCTTCATACCATTTTAACAGCTCTCCCGATATAACCGATGCACCTGATGATATAAATGAAGTATCACATTCCTGTGAAGCTAATCTCGGACCTAATATTTCATCTTGTGCATCTCTCCAAGCTTGATTTCTTTCAGGATGTACAGTCCAATGCAATTTAATAGGAAAAAATCGACTTTTAGGATTTGTTTCTGCATCAACCCATGTTTGATGAAAGAAATTTCCAGTACCGTTCGGTGTAGATAAAATAATAGCTCGTCCACCGGTAGCTAATGTTTGTTGTGAAGCGCCCCAAATTGTATCAATGTTGTCAATGAACGCACACTCGTCCACAATCAACAAACTCAATGCTTCTGAACGTCCTGAATCCGATGATGACGTTACTGCTTTAATTTGTGAGCCATTTTTAAATCGTAAGGATAATTTATTGTCTTCAATAGCTATTGACTTCAACCAGCTCGGTAAATTTTCATACATAACACGCACTTTAGTTACCAAGTTCTTAGCTACTTCTTGTTTTGTAGCTAATACCATTACGTTCTTATCCGAGTAAAATGTCATAAGCCATAGAGCGTATGCAGCACATAGTGTTGATATACCCAACTGCCTTGACTTCAATATGATTGAATAATCATGGTCTTTGAATGCACGTAAAGTGTCTTCTTGATACGGATATAAATTGAAACTTATTTTTCCTTTTGTTGGGTGTTGAATAACACAGTATTTTTTCATGAAATAAACAGGATCTTGAAAACACTTTTTATATTCCTGTTTGATTATTTCTCTGTATTTTATGTCTTGACTCATATGTAATTAATTATGATAACTGTCCGGGAGATGTCGTAGACGCGACTACTGGAAACGGACCGGCTGTTCCGGCTACTACTTGACCTGGATTAACTTGTGCGGAGCGTATATAGCTATCAATAGCTATTGTTAAATCAGCCGCTACCGATGCTGCTATGGCTTCCGGAGTCGCCGTTTTACTGTTAAAGGCCTTAATAAAGGCGGCTTGTATTTGTGCCTGTAAGGCACTTGGCACTAATGGCATAACTAAATGTTAATTTATGAATGATAATATTCTTGAACTATTCGTTTGATATAGTTACGTAACGTTTCATTGAA